ACCAATATATTGAGTGAATTCTTCCCTACTTTAATGCGTATCCTAAAAGAAGGTATTATAAAGGCCATTAAAGCTGGATTAGCTTGTAGTTTAGATTTTACAACACCCCAAGGTAATATTGCTATAAAAGTAAAATTATCAGAAATTGATTTTAATGGTTTGTTAAAAATAAACCCCACAAACGGATTAGGTTCCACTTTTTACGGTAAAAACGCAAGTACGGACCTTAATTGGTTTCTAAACGATTTAATACAAGGTAACAACACTTCATCTTGGAACGGTCTTATAAATTTTTCTTATGACAGTAATCTTGAGGAATTAACTATGTCTTTGGATTCAGGTGCACAAAATAAAAATTTCGACCAATTTTTAACCGATTATTTAAATAACACAGAATTGTTTACGACTGAACAATTTTTAAGTAAAGTAGTTAACGGTTTAACTGGGTCTTTAGATGCGGCACTAAAATCCACAAGTTTAGATTCTATAATTGCACAGGAAAAAACAAATGCAGCACAAAAAAATATAAACAATAGTGATCCATGTAAAGAAGAGTATCAGTATGAGGATAATTATTTTACCTTTACAAATGATGAACTTTTCAATATTGAAAAAGCTGCAAACGAAAAATATTTAGGTGTTACTTTATTAGATTTAGGTTGTGGTTTAGTAGAATCAAGAATAGATCCAACCGCATTTGAATCCATATTTAATGAAATTAAAGAAACACCTAGTAATAAAAGTAATTTAGTGATTGAAAAAAGTATTGCGGCAATAAACAACAATTTAACTAATAATGTTTCAGATGTTGATAAAAAAGTTTCTCAGGTTACATTAAACACAAAAATGATAGAATTAATACCAACAGTATTAACAAACATCATTTTTGAACCAAAGATAGTTCTTTTATATTTAATGTCATCAAAAATAGTTAACGGTCCTTTAACCGGTAGTAGTCCAAATATTAAAGCAACAAACAGTTTCGATTACTCAAAAGCGAGTAAAGTTTTTTTTGAGTTTATAACCAGAGAAAGTTTGGCTGCTTTATTAGAGATTATGTTTAAACAAGTTAAAGATGAAATACTAAAATTAGTTGCTGAAACATCGGCAAGAATTATTAAAGAACAAGTAAGTTTAAAATCAAAAGCAATATCAAGTGTTTTAACCGCGGGTGTCAATAGTGGATTGATAGCTTTAGGAAGTGCAATAAAAACACCTAACACATCTGAATTTACTTAAAAAATAAATATGGCAAAATGTAAAGACTCTGGTGTTAATCAAAACGGTGATTGTATACCTAATTTTAAAAACCCAAATTCTATTTTAAACAGTATTTTATGTTTATTTAAAATACCAACTAAAATAGGTATTGGTTCGATGCCTAAACCAATAATATTGGCCTCAAAATCTAGATGTGCCGGTGGTGGTTTAAATGCATCAAAAATCACGTCGAAAATTATTCAAAGACAATCTGAAGCAGGAATACCCGTTGGTCCGTTACCTTCAGGTGAAATTAGTCCAGATGAAATTATGGAAAGAATTAGAGTTGAAGAAATTATATCGGCAATAACAACCGAAATGGTTTTGGATGTCGCAATACAACCAGGTTCAAACGTGAACTCAACTGTTGCGTCACCTGTTGGTCCATTACCAGCAACTGGTGTGGTAACAACAGTCGCGAAAGGACAAGCTATAGTAAATCCTTGTGTTTAAAATGGAAAATATAAAAAATAAATCAAATACAGAATTAGCTAAAATCCAAAAAGATTTAGCAGACGAATATGAACTTATTAGAACTCAATTACTTAAAAAATACGATTATTGGTTAAGTATTGAAAAAAAATACAATGAAGTTGTGTTAGAATTAAATAACAGATTTGGTATAAATAATAAATAGAATGTTAGATAGATCAAGACTTTTTAACTCAAACCAAACTTTTGGGTATAAAAATATTATTTGGGATTACGCGGAAGTTGTTGATATTAACGACCCGTATGATGCTGGTAGAATTAGAGTTAGAATTCCCGTTATTGATAACGTTGATACCGCTCCACAAAATCAATTACTACCTTTTGAAGAAGGTGGTCTACCATGGTGTGAACCTCTTTTACCTAAATATTTAAATGTTGTTCCAGAACTTGGTCAGTTGGTTAAAATAATTGTTTTTAACACTAACGACAAAAAAATGAGGAGACAGTATGTCGGCCCAGTTATTGGCCAACAAACACCTCAAGACTTTTTAAATTCAACTTATGACGCTGCAAAAATAAAAGTAGAATCCAGCGGTTATGTTGGTAGATGGTCAGACAATCAAAAGGCATCTGATGGTGATTGGAAAATATACCCCAATAAAACTGATATCGCTTTTTTAGGTAAAAAAAATACCGACATAATTTTACGTAATAAAGGTTTTTTTGATGAAATTCAATTAAGAGCCGGTAAAATAAATCCAAGTTCTTTAAATTCAACTTTAAATAACTCTTTTAAAGAATCACCAGTTGTTTTAAACACAACCAACCCTGGTTATATTACAATAAATTTTACAGAAGCATCAGCTTTACCACAAGAAAGTGTTAATAATATATTTACAACATTAAACATACAAAAAGACAGATCACACGTAAATATTGTTGCGGATCATATAAATTTTATTAGTCATTTGAGTTCTGGTACAGAAGATAAGATACTACAAGGTCAAAACATAAGGCAACAAATAAATCTTGAAACAACAAAATTACACCCTGTTGTTTATGGTGATGTTTTATGGGATTTTATGTCTTTAATGCGAAACTATGTTGAAGGACATATCCATAAAGGTTCCAGAAGGGAACCAGATGGTGACCGTAATAAAAATGATTTAATTAATTGGTTTAACAAAAACATGGGTGTCGCATCTTCAAAACCCACACCTGACGGTAATGGTTCTTATGTTGAAATAAATGATTGTAATTTTTTAAGTAAGGGTGTGAAAACTAATTAAATCTTAGCATATTTATAGTAAAAAGATTTAATGGGTAAAAAATTAACATCAGAAGAATTTATTAGCATATGTAAAAGTAAGCATGGTGATAAATATGACTATTCCGTAATGGAATATAAAAATTCTTCAAATAAAATTAAAATTATCTGCCCCAAACACGGTGTTTTTGAGCAACTAGCTTCTAATCATAGACAAGGTAAAGGATGTTTAACATGTGGGGTGATATCTAGAAAACAAAAACAATCATCTACAACAATTAAATTTATAAATAAAGCTAACAAAACACATGGTTATAAGTACGATTATTCATTAGTTAAGTATAAAAATAACTCAACCAAGGTTAACATTATTTGTTCCGAACATGGTGTTTTTAACGTTACACCGAATAGTCATATTTCAAAAAGAAGTGGTTGTATGGCTTGTTATATAAACAAAATGCGATTGGGTTTAGATGAGTTTGTTAGATTGTCATCGTTAGTTCACGATAATAAGTACCAATATCATTTAGTTAATTATTTAAACTCACGCACTAAAGTCAAAATTATCTGCCCTAAACATGGTGAGTTCGCACAAAGTCCACATAGTCACTTAAAAGGGCACGGATGTTCTAGTTGTAACACTTCAAAAGGCGAATTAATAATCAAAAAATTTTTAGATGAAAATGGTGTTAAATATATCAGACAGTATAAATTTTCTGATTGTAAAAATAAAAAACCATTATCTTTTGATTTTTTTTTACCACATTTTAATACATGTGTTGAATATGATGGTATACAACATTTTAAACCATATGGTTGGGATAAAAGTGGTAGTCGTTTTAAATCTACACAAAAAAATGATGGCATAAAAAACGAATACTGCCTAAAAAATGACATAAAATTGGTTCGAATAAAATATAATGATAAAATTAATTTAAAAAATATCCTAGAATGATTTATAGAACATATTTTACGAAAGACAATACAATAGTTAGAAATTCCTACGTTAATACGGGTAAAAACCCTATTGTAGAATTATTTCACGGTGGTTCTTTAAATGCTGACCGAGTAACCTATTCCAGGTATATATTCAGTTTTGATTTTACAGAAATTCTCCAGAGGTTGAATACTAAACAAACAACTTTGGATAAACTAACACATACTTTAAAAATCACAAACACTTCTACTTTTGATGAAGAACAATTTTGTAAAAGTGTTAACTCTTGCATTGGTGATGTTAAAAGATCAACTTGTTTTGATTTGATTCTTTTTGAAGTTCCTGAAGCTTGGGCAGAAGGTGATGGATATGATTATACTGATGTTAAAATAAGTTGTAGTGATAGTGATAGAACTTATTGTGAAGGGCCCTCAAATTGGTTTCAAAGAAACAATTTAATCAACTGTTGGTCGGTTCCTGGTATTTATGATGACCCGACAAATTGGTGTTCAGGAAGTACATCTGGGGCAACTTCTGGTGGTACAACTTGTTCTGGCGGCACTAATTTAATTGTTGCAACCCAACATTTTGATTATGGTGATGAAAATGTTAATATTGACATCACTTCTTATATAAATGGTTTAATAACAAGTGGTTATACCGGATTAACCTATGGTTTAGGATTAGCCTATGCAAATGCACTGGAGATTGCTCCGTTAGAAGACGCAGAATATGTTGGTTTTTTTAGTCGACAAACAAATACGGTTTATGAGCCCTTTTTAGAGACTAAATGGGATGACACCGTAAAAGACGACAGAGACAACTTTTATTTAAATAAAGACAACAACATATGTCTTTATGTTAATGCGGGTGGGCAAGCAACTAATGCAACTTTTTCGGGGGTTACAATCTACGACCAACTAGGTAATATCTTTAAACAGATACCACCTTCTGGTATTACACAAGTAACAACAGGTGTTTACTGTGTTAATTTTGCGGTTGATGATAACCCTACTTCTGGTTATTGTGGCAATATTCAATTTAATGATACATGGCAAGATGTTACTATTGGTAATAAAAATTTAGGTGATATTGAACTTAGTTTTATTGTTTTAGAGGCCGATGATTATTATAGAATCGGTTCGAGTAATAGTGCGGGAGCAAACGGTTTAGGTGTCGGTAAAGCAACTAATCTTTCTATATATGAATATGATGTTAACATTAGGGGAATTAAGTTTAAAGAAAAAATTAAACGAGGTGATACTAGAAGAGTTAATGTTGATATTCGTATACCGTATACATATGATTCTACAGTTGCTTTAGACAAAGTATACTATCGTATGTATGTTTTAGAAAATGCAAATATACAAGTAGAATATATTGATTGGCAAGAGGTTAGTAGAACACCTGACGGTAATTTCTTTATTGTAGATACCTCTTGGTTTATACCGAATGATTATTTTATTGAAATAAAAATAGAATCAGGAAATGAGGTTAGAACATTTCCACAAACAATCCCATTTACAATCGTTTCAGAAAAAAACGTATGAAAAACTTAATTAAAAAAATATTAAAAGAAAATTTTGACCCTGAAAACTTTGATTGGATCAAAAATGTTAGACAATTTACCCCTGCTGAACAATTTTTATATGATCTAATGTCAAATTTAAAAATGGTAGAATCAGAAAAATTAAGGGATTGGGTGTTTTACAAGGATGAAAATGGGAGAATTTTAATGGCAGATAATATTAATGCCGGTACCAAAAACCCTGGTTTATATGTTGATTATCGCAAAATTTGGGTAAAATTAAGAGGTTATGGTTTAAAAGCAAAAGAAGTTGAGGATTTATGCGTGCGTATGCTGGAGATGACCCATAAACGAAAGGCATCGACAGCTAGTTACAGTGCTTTTAGAGTCGAATATGGGTGGGAATAACTCATAAACGAAAGGTATTAAATTAAAAATCCCGACAAAATCGGGATTTTTAATTTATTTTTTTTATGCGTAAAATTTTCCTCTTTT